GTCTAATCTCTGTTAAAGAAAGTAAAGCCGGATCTTTTGTTCAAGTTGTACCTGAATATCAAAAACTAAAAAATAAATATCAGCTAATGTGGGATCAGCGAGACTGTGATGGTTACATCAAAACCGCCGCTGTATTGGCTGCTTATATAGACCAAAGCATTAGTACTAACACTTTCTACAATCCGGCATTTTTTCCCGATCGTAAAGTTCCTACAACACTGATAGCTAAAAATCTAATGCAAGCTCATATTTGGGGTCTAAAAACTTTTTATTATAGTTTGATTAATAAAGCAGGAAGTAAATCAGTTACCGAAGAAGCGCCTCTTGTCCCTATCGATTTTGATGATGAGTCTGACTGTGAAGCTTGCAAATTATAAGGACAACATACAATATGAGTTATATTATCGGATCGTTGCCACCAATCAAATGTTTTGTTAAAAGAGAATTTCTTTATAACTTTGAAAAAGGTCACGGTGAGTTAGAACCTGCAATATGGGTTAGCCTCAAAGCCCTACGAGGGCAAGTGTTTCGTATTGAATCATTATTACCTAATTACGGAGCACTATATGATAAACTACCTATCCACGCTTATGTATGGCAAGAAAACTATACGGGAAATTTACCTATAGATACTTTACAGCTTTGGGATTGCATGGGATATCGCTTTACTATTATTGAAAAAATAGGTCTGCGTAATCTAGGTGTTAAGTTTTTAGGAAAAGATCGTGCATGGCATCACGGAACTTATTTATTTACTGTGGACTTCTGTGCTGACGGCATGGATGTGGATACTGGCTTTACTGAGGTTGCAGAAGAACATAAGTCATTTAATTTTATTCGTCTAGAAAATGGGCAGTTTGCTTGTCAGCCTAACAATCGATGTTTGTGGTATGATCAAAGTTTGATTTCAGGTGTGACAAAATTTCCAGACTTCAAAGCCGCTCAGACTATTTTCACAGTGGACGGCACACGTAAATGGATTGCCGGAGATGATTGGTTTTACACTATTGACGAAAAAAATGAATAATAGGATATATCAATGACTACTAAAAGTAATTTAGCACAAGGCAGAGAAAGTTATGATGCTGAATTAAGTACAGGTTTGGTTGAATTTTTCAATAGAAATATTACACCTTACCCCACAGAATCTAGTGGGCCAAAGTTTGATTTGATTCCTGTTGAAAAACAGAAAGATCAAATGGTAAATATCGCTAGAATGTATGCACAACAGGAATATAATAGAATTATGGACTTGGTGCAGGTACTTCAAACTCAAGCCGCAGATATTAAACGCAGATTAGAAATTACTGACGCTATACATGCTGCACAGTACAACTTTCAAGTATATCATGGGCAGGTATATTGGTTAGCGTATGACAGTTATAAACAGCATACTATACTAGTACACAATGGACCTGATGATTGGGGCGCAGGAGCACCTATTCAATATGAATATATATGTAAGGTTAAATGGTTAGGTGACCATACGTGGGTGGAACTTGACAAAGACGGTAATTATAATTAAAATAGAAAGTCATTATGAGTAAACAACAATACAACCTAAACACCAAGACTGATTACATAAATCGTAAAATGTTTCTTGACCCTGAAGGTCCAGTTACTATTCAACGATTCGAAGAAGTCAAATATAATAAACTACAAAAGATAGAACAAACGGCCCGTGGTTTCTTTTGGGTACCTGAAGAAATTAGTCTATCTAAAGATGCCAATGATTTTAAAGATGCCAGTGATGCGGTTAAGCATATCTTTACTAGCAACTTACTAAGACAAACAGCACTTGATAGTATTCAAGGTCGTGGACCAGCACAGGTTTTTACGCCTGTTGTGTCGCTACCTGAGCTAGAAGCACTAATGTATAATTGGAGTTTCTTTGAAACTAATATTCATAGTCGTAGCTACAGTCATATTATTCGTAACATTTACAACGTACCAAAAGATGTATTCAATACTATACATGATACAAAAGAAATTATTGACATGGCCAGTAGTGTAGGTAAGTATTATGATAATCTACATCAGATTAATTGTGCTAAAGAACTAGCCGGGCATATCGCAGAAGCAGATCACATTAAAGCAATTTGGTTAGCACTTAATGCTAGTTATGCCCTTGAAGCATTCCGTTTCATGGTTAGTTTTGCTACTAGTCTTGCTATGGTAGAGAATAAAATCTTTATTGGTAATGGTAATATTATTAGCCTAATTCTGCAAGATGAACTGTTACATAAAGAATGGACTGCTTGGTTAATCAATAATGTAGTAAAAGAAGATCCTAGATTTGTTCAGGCAAAACAAGAATGCGAACAAGAAGTATACGATATGTATATGGAAGTTATTAGAGAAGAAAAAGATTGGGCTACTTATTTGTTTAAGATGGGGCCTGTTATTGGTCTTAATGCTAATATTCTTAAAGATTTTGTAGATTTTACAGCCACAACTGCTCTTAAAGAGATTGGTATTAAGTATCTTAATTCATCACCAAAAAGTACCCCGATACCTTGGTTTAACAAACACAGTGACACTAGTAAAAAACAGTCTGCTCTTCAAGAAACAGAGAGTACAAATTATGTAATTGGAGTTATGTCTGAAGCATTAGACTATAACCAATTGCCACAATTATAAGGAAATAATATTATGCAAGCAGTAATATGGTCTAAGTACAATTGTGCCCATTGCGATCAAGCAAAGGCATTACTAAATCAAAATAGTATCCCATATGAAGAAAGAAAAATAGGTAATGGTTGGGATAAAGAAGATTTATTAAAAGAAGTACCAAGTGCTAGATCAGTGCCTCAAATTTTTCTTAATAAAGAATACATCGGTGGATTTACAGAACTTAAACAAAAATTAACACAAGGATAAAAATGCAATTTATAGCAAACGAAGTTTTTACATTTAAACTAAACAGTGGCGATGAAATCGTAACAAAAGTAATTTCAGGCCCTGACGAATATGGTTATATTACCGTATCTGAACCAGTGTCAGTGGTTACTACTGGTAATGGGGTTGGAATGATTCCAACTATCATGACCGCAGAAGTTAATGCTGAAAACAAACTAAATACTAATAGTATTAGTATGTTTACACTAACTAACGATAATATTAAATCAAAGTATTTGGAAGCTACAACTGGAATAAAAGTACCGACAAAAAAATTAATTATAGGATAATATATGGCAGCCTTGAGTAGGAAAGGAGATAAAAATATGTTTGGTGGTGCAATTATACGTGGAGCCAAGAGTGTTATTGCTAACGGCAAACCTGTTGGACTACATGTAAGTGTAATGACCCCTCATGCACCCTTTGGAAAACCTCACCCACCTCACAGGGCAGCACTTACTACATCAGGTAGCCCATCTGTATTTGCTGAGGGTGCACCGGTTCTTAGGGTTGGATCCGGAAATACATGCGGTCATAGGATAGTTCAGGGCAGTCCTAACATAAATTGTCCATGAGTACAGTTGCTTCTCAAAGTCCTTTAGGAATAAATGCAGTAAGTGCAATGTTACAAAACACCGGATTTACTATAAATCCAATTGTAACACAATATGTAGGTACGTCTAAAGGTAATGATACTTACTCTCCCGGTAAGATTATAACAGATACCTGTTTAAATAAGTTAACTTATGCTATAAATGCAGCGTATACATTATTACTTGATCCTGTTCCTCTAATTTCAAATACAGTATATAATAAATTAATTTCTATAGGTTCAACTACAATACCTTGTTTAGGAAATTCTAAACCAAGTAGTTATAATTGGACTGGTCCTGCAAATACAGGATATTATACAGCAGGAAATACTAATACAGGACAAGGAGCTACTTGGAACCCCTATAATACATCTAATGTTAATTATGGTATTACACAATGGGGATTTATAAGATTACCTGCGTTACAAGCTTGGAATGAATTTAATTGGAATGGAATACCGCTTGCTGCTACTCCTGAATATGCTGATTTTACTTCTTCAATTCAATTTGCATCAGGATATATAAATTCTAGTAATACCACAATCCACAGTGTTTCTCAGTCTAGTAACTTTTTACAAGGGGTTTATAGTAACATGAATGATCTGATAAGTGCGGATATATCAGGTGTAAATCTAGCTACAACAACCTTTGGACAAGATTTAATTACTTCGGGTCGAGCAATTAATTTACAAAAAATACCGTTATTTGGATTACCGTCGGTATTATTACAAACTATCGTAATCAACAATAGTTTAACACAAAGCCTTAGTTTAGCTCTATTATCTAGTGGCTTAACTGAAAATGAAATTACTAATATTGCCACTGGCACTGCTCTGGGTATTACTAAAGAACAGGAACAAAAAATTTATGGAGCTTTTTTAATTATACTCGGTAGGGATTTAGAGGAAATATTAATTCCATTAAACTGCAAAACTAGAGGATTAGAGTCATTAGCAGACTTGCTTAATATAAAAAAATTATTTCCGAATAGTTATACGTCAATGACTGTTCCTATATATAACACTAGTGAAGGTCCTACAAATAGTAAAACATATTATCCAATATTCGATAACCAAAGTGTTAACGGAAGACTGTCTACTCCTGCAGTAAAAAGAC